TCTACCAGCACGGCCGTCGCAGCAAGGTCAGCCCCACGGCCCCGAGCGCCATGGCGGCGGCGTGGCTGTTCGGCCACCTGCTGGAGCGCCGGCCGCTGCCGCGCTGCACCGTCCACCACGAGGGGCGCTGCGGTCGCTGCGGGCGCACCCTTACTGTCCCCGAGAGCATCGAGTCGGGCTTCGGCCCGGAGTGCATCAACTACGTCTGACCATGATCACCACCCAAGAACGCCTGGAGCTGGTTGTCTCCGTCGTGATTCCGCACGGCAGCACCGTCTCAGACACCGTCGACTGGCTGTCCCGCTTCTTCGACTACTACCACCCCAAGCTAGAGGCGCGCGTCACCACCAAGCACCCCGTCGTGCACAAGGAGGACGTGGATGTGCCCGTCCCCGGAGAGGAGCTCCTATGAGAATACTCTACCACCGCATCAGCGGCGCCATCGGCCTCACGGACCACGAGTCCGGGACGCGTGGCGCCTGGGTAGAAAAGCGCCGGAACGTGCTGCGCTGGCTCCACGGCCGAAGTCACCAGATGTGCATCGCGACGCGCCTCACCAAGGCGACCGTGGCTGCCCCGCCCGAGGACTACTGGTACGCGCAGCCCGAGCACCCCGACCTGATCGTGCTCGAGTTCGGCCCGAGCAACGGCTCCTGGTACGCCGAGGACTACACCCGCACGCAGGAGCTCCTCGCGGAGCATCCGGGTGTCCCCGTGGCCTACCTGTGTGACGACCCCGACCTGCTCAAGCCCAGCGTGTGCCGCTACGTGCCCCAGGATGACTGGTCGCGCTGGACGTTCCTGCTCAACTGCCAAAGCCCCGGCCTGGCCCCGGAGGTGCTGGGCGCGCCCGAGGAGGCTGCCTACCGCGAGTTCAACCCCGGCGTGGGGCTGCCCCAGGACGAGTACAACGAGAGCGCTGCGGCTGGCGCCGAGCGCCTCGTCTACCCCGGCCGCCCAGGGGGTCGCAAGGTCCAGTGCGCCGAGATGGTGGCCTCCGGCGTGGTGGAGATCATGGGCAGCGCTGCCGAGTGGGCTGCGTACCACGTACCCGTGGTGGCCTCGCCCCAGCAGGCGGAACGCCGCGCGGCCTATCGCCGCTACCTGGGCGTCGTGTGCGCGTTCGACCGGACGCACGCCGTGCTGGGCTGGCGCACCGGCCGCGCCTACCACGCCCTGGCCGCGGGCGTCCCCGTGCTCACCTTCCCTGGCAATCCCGCCCTCTGGTGGGGCATGCAGGTGAGTGACTGCTCCACCCTTGGCCACCTTGCCTCCGCCCTCCTGGACGAGGGCTTCCGCCGCTCCATCGTGCGCGACCAGCGCAATGCCGTCTCCTCCGATGAAACCGATCTCTTTGGCTACGCTGCAATACACACGCTGGGGCTTTGACCTGGACGGCGTCCTCGCCGTCAAGCCCCCGCCGTACGACATCCCCTGGATGCGCATGAACGGCCCGGAGCGCCAGGCCGCCCGGAGCGCCACCCTGGCGTGGTACGCCGGCGCCGAGGCCCTGGGCCAGCCGGACGTGCGCCCCACGATCATCCTCTCTGCCCGCAAGGCCACGCCGGACGTGAGCGCGTGCACCTTGGCCTGGCTCGAGGGCAACGACCTGGGCGATGTACCCCTGTACCTGCTCAGCACCGGGCGCACCATCCGCAACGTAGCCGCGTTCAAGGTTGGTGTGCTGCGTGACTGCGAGATCGACGCATTCGTCGAGGACAACCGCGCCGTCTTGAAGGCCATGGCAGCCCTGCTGCCGGAGGCCACGCTATTCTTCTGGGACAAGGACAGCCCCGCCACGCCCGAGCTCTTCTACTCCCCTCTCCTGTGAAACACATACTTCAGTCCGATGAACTGTGGAAGGCCGACCGTCGCATGCGGGGGGCGCCTACGCGCTTCCGCCTGTTTGTCGAGGCCCGCGAGCAAGCGCGCCTGGTCAAGGAGCTCGTCGGTGGGCCGCCGCCCCACAGCAACGACCCCATCATCGCCGTCAATCGCTTCTGCAACATCAACCGCGAGGACGACGCCGTCACGCGGTGGGTGAAGGCCAACGTGCGTGACAAGCTGGTTTTCCTCGAGCAGGGGCCGGAGCAGCTCGTCGTGCAGCTCCTGGCCACGCGCATCTGGAACCACCCGCCGACGCTGGCGGTGATCCTGCCGGTGATCATCCCCGCCGTGGCCCTGCGCAAGCTGGACGCCCTGCGCGCAGCCGGCGGAAAAACCATGCGCGGCGCCTACATGATGCCCGTGCACGGCAACAACGGCCGCGGGCGCACCGTGGACCAATACTACATGGCCGCCGTCGAGGAGGCACAGACGGTCACGTGGCGCGACATGCGGTCGCTGGCCGAGGTGGCCACGCGGCTGGTGCAGATCATGGGCATTGGCGACTTCCTCGCCAACCAGGTCTGCGCCGACCTGCGCCACACACCCTGGGGCGCCGCGATGCCCGACAAGGGCACGTTCGTCCTCTGCGGCCCGGGCACCCGGCGCGGTCTGGACCGCTACGCCGGCTTTGGCCCCGAGGGACCACTGAACTTCAGCCGGACGCAGCAAACCTACGTCGCACGTCTGCTCGAGATCCGCCGGACACTCTCAGACGAGAACTTCTTCAACACCACATTCTACGATCCCAACAACCTGGCCAACTGCTTCTGCGAGTGGGACAAGCACGAGCGTGTCCTGCACGGAGAGACTGCCCGTCTACACACATACCCATAACATGGAATACACCGACCGCAACCACAATCGCCTCGCCCTCCAGGTCTACGCGGACCTCCTTCGGCGTGGTGTCCCCACGACCAGCCGCAACGGACCAGTCCTGCGGCTCCCCGGCTGCACCACCCTGGTGGCTCAGCGCCCGCGCGAACGGGTGAACTTCTGTCCTGCCCGGGACGCCAACCCGTTCTTCCACCTGATGGAGGCCATGGCGATGTTGGCCGCCTACAACAGTGTGGAGTTCCTGAGCTACTTCGCCGCCAACATGCGCAACTACTCCGACGACGGGGAGCGCTACAATGCTTTCTATGGCACCCGGCTTCGCGAGCAGTGGGGTGACCAGTTGGAAACTGTCATCGAGGAGCTCGCCGCCAAGCCTGACAGCCGCCAGGCCGTGGCATGCCTGTGGGACCCACGTGATCTTATCCGATCCACCAAGGACAAGGCCTGCAACCTAATGTTGCTGTTTGAGCTGGTGGATGGTCGGTTGTGCATGACGAGCTTCAACCGCTCGAACGATGCCATCTGGGGCATCCTCAGCGGCGCGAATGTGGTTCATATGTCCTTCTTCCAGGAGTACGTGGCCTGCGCCCTGGGGAAGGAACTGGGCCCATGGACACACGTGGCTAATAACCTCCATGTCTACACGGACAACCCTCAGTGGGCTGCCGTGTGCGCCGCGCGCATGACTGACCACTACGGCACCCCCGCAGTGCAGGGCTGCCCGCCGCTGTTTGCTGAACCAGGGCAGCGTGCCCGGTTCGACTCCGACCTCGCCCTCTTCATCACTGCGTGCGTCTACGCTGTGCGCCACCAGGACTATGCGCCGCTGCTGGCCTTCCGCAAGACGTGCCAGTCGCTGTTCATCCACAGCGTGGCCATGCCCGTGTTCATGTCCTGGCACATGCGCAAGCTCGGCGATCAATTCAAAGCTGACGAGTGGGCGTCGGATATTCAGGCTGACGACTGGCGCCTGGCCGTCCAGGGCTGGCTGAATCGCCACGCCGTGACCCCTGCCTCTGCGCGCTGACCTTCTCTTCCCTTAACCCATCTCCCACCACCCATGACTCCTCCCCCTGCAATTGCCATCGCTACTCACCAGCGCGCCGCCAACACGCTCGAGTCCGGCCGGGTCGCTCGCTACCACGCGGCACCGTCCGTGGCTCCCCAGACCGTCGGCCTCCACAGCTGGGGCGTTGCCGTCCTGGCCGTCTACATCACCGGGGGCGCTCCCAGCGCCGCCTTGCTTCAGCAGGCCATCATGCACGATGCCGCCGAGATCTTCATCGGCGACGTGCCCTTCACCGTCAAGCGTGACCATCCTGAGGTCAAGCGCCGGTTCCGCGAACTCGAGATCCACATTCACGATTTCCTGGTTATGGGTGCCGTCTCCTTGGATCCCCACGACGAGGCCGTCCTCAAGGTGTGTGACACACTGGAGGGCCTCATCTGGTGCCGCAAGACGGAGGTCGCCGGCAACGGGTTTGTCACCGGCCGTTGGGTCCAGGCCCTGGACTATGCCCTGAAGAAATTCGGTTCCCCGACCATTGATCCAGAGAACGACAGGACCATCCCCGCTGCCCTTTTCCAGCAGGAAGTTAACCGCGCCCACCTCCTGGCCGACGCCTGGGCGCCCACCACGTGAGGTACCAGTACGTCCACCACGTCCTATCTGCCCGTCTGGAGGCCCAGGCGGGCCTGGCGTTGCCACCACCCCCCTTCGGCGACCCCCAAACACGCCTGGAAGCCCTGGAGAGGAGCGAATGGAGCCCTCGGTTCGAGCTCCTGATGCGCAATCGCTTAATCATGGGCGCTTTGCGCTACGGCCTCCTCCACGCTCCTGGCAAACGTCAGTATGACCGGGTGGCTTCCATCCGCCGGCGGGCCTCCTTCTACGCCGAGACGGGCAACCTGGAGCACCTGGTGGACCTAGCCAACGAGGCCCTCCTGGAGTTCGAGGAGAGCCGGCACCCCAGGCGCCATTTCGGCGCGGCGGATGGCGAGGGCGCCTACCACACCCCAGTCAAGGGGTAATGGTCTTAACCGCTGGGATTACTTCTTGCACGATGGGCGTGTGCGGGAAGAAGTTCCACATGAACTGTAGAAAGTTGACCGCGAACAGAATCGCCGTAATGATCAGCGCGATGTTGGCCCGGCTGTTGTCCACGGTGTCCTTGGCACCAGTCTTTTCGCCGATGGCAACAGCCTGGCGCTTCTCCAGAGAGACCACACGGTCCACGCTCTCTAGGTGGCGCTTGTCCCACGTGTCCACGGCAGACACGATCTTGGCGTCGATTGCCTTGATTGCTGCCTCAAACACATCGCGGGTTACCGTCCTGGCCAGGATGTCCGTAGCCATGCCGCGCAGCTCGTTGACGCTCTCGAATCGTTTCTCCGCCGCAGCCTCCGCCTTGTTCACTGCCTCTTTTGCCGAGGCCAGTGCAGCAATGACGGCCTTCTCCTGCGAGACGGCACGCTCATCGTTGAGCCGATCTCGCAGCACCATGGTCTCATCAAAATGCTCGTGCAGCGTCTCTATGGTCCAACGTCGGGAGTTTTTCATGGAAGAGGAGTAGTCAATGCAGTCCCCGGCCGCTGGGCACCGGGAACTGGATGACTACACCTAGTTGATCGGGTCGGGCTTCATGCCGAGGCGCAGGCGCTCGGCGTCGACTTCGGCCTTGGTGGCAACTTGCTCGGCGAGGGTGATCTGCTCCTCCGTCAGGTGCTCAAACATCGGAACGAGCGTGTTGCGGATCAGAGACGCGGCGCCCGTCGCAATTGCGACGACCTGCGCCTCACCGGGGACGAGTGCGTTGACCAGCTGGCCGATGACGTTGATAACCGTCATGGCATCATCGGCGCCGGCATCGAGTTGGGCTTTATTGGCTGTCATATTAATGAGTGGCTACTGTGAGTTGTGGTTGCGGTCGGGGGAGCTACGATGTCTTGATGACCACCGTACTGCGGAACTGTGCGATGACCGGCAGCAGGTTCTGAATCACCGCCATGGCGCCGAGCAGTTTGTCGTGCGCTGTGGCGACTACAGATCCGTCCGGCAGCGGTGTGTTGTTGGCCTTGGCAGCGGCCACGGCGTCGTTGTACGCCTTGACCGACGAGGCATAGGCAGACCGGGCGTTGAGCGCCTGGGTCTCCCACATGTCTTTGTTCGCCTTGATCTGCACGGCCAGGGTCATTACCTGGGGCGCGTTGGCGGTCAGGTAGGCAGAGTTGGCGTCCGTCCAGGCAGTGAAGTCGTTCAAGACCTTCACACCGTCCAGAATGGAGCGATCCATCTCATAGTTGGCCACGCTGCTGTAGGGGCCACCCGCTTCAAGGGTGGGAGTCTTCGGACACCCGGCCAGCGTGATGCTGAGCAGGGCAACCGTGACGAGGAGGCTGATATTGCGGTTGGGTTTCATGACACTTTCTGTTTACTGGCGTTTATACTCTGACGGAAATTGGGGGCGTGGCTGTGTACCTAACCCACGGGGTAAAAGGTTGTCACTCCCTTGAGCGTGACCTGCACCCCCGTAACCGCGCCCGAAGGGGCGACCAGGAACGAGATGGTGGCGTTGTCCGACGTGGTGGATCCGGCCGCATTGGATACTACCACGGTGTACACGCCAGCGTCGGTCAGCTTGGCCGCCTGGATCACGTAGGTAGGCGCGGTAGCACCTGGGATAGCGACGCCGTCTTTCTGCCACTGCTGAGTGAACGGCTGGCTGCCGTTGGCCACGTAGGCAATGGTGATGGTTTTGCCCACCACGGTCACGGCCGTGGAGGCACAGGCTGAGGGCAGGCCCACCGCTGCGCACAAGAGCGCGCCGAGGGCAAGGATTCGGATTATGTTTTTCATGTTGGGTTGGTGACTGAGTTGAGCTACAGGTGAATGGTAGTGATTACCACGTTGCCGGTGTTAACTAAAGGAGAATCAGCCTTGGACGACCACACGCGCACGCGCACCGGCTGGCCGTCCGTGCGATCCAGACTGCCCATGGATACCCCTGTGGTGCGCTGAGTAGGGGCCTGGGCAGAAACGCCACCCAGCTCCATATCGCATTCGCCCGAGAACGGGCCGGTGAGCGTGACTGTGTCCGCGTGGATGCCCGTGCAGCCACCCTTGATTGTCCAGGCGTTTTCCTTGCCCTCTTGCAGTGTCACCGCACGGAAGGTAATGTTGGAACACAGATTGTTCATGTCGATGGCATTCTCCTTCTGATTGCCACCAGTATATACCGTGGTCGGTCCGTCCACCAGCATGTTCACCACGTGGCTGAACTTGAGCACGTCGTTGTAGCCGGACGCATCCGGCAGGATGATCGTGATGCCCGGGATCACGAACACGGGCAGCGGCCCCTGGCGCAGCTGCACTCCGGCCGGATTGTCCGGGTTGGTCAGGAACAGCGAACCGTTGGCATCTCCGCTGTAGGACCAGTAGTTGACGTCGGGTGTGGTCTGGGTGGGAGTTGTGCACCCGCCTAGCAGTGCAGCGAGCAAGAGCAGACAAACAGCGAGCGATTTCATGGGGCGTGCATTCCAGCGGGAGCAAGGGTGGCGTCGTCAGTGGCGCGTGATTGGATTAAGGTGGCCCCTGGGTTGGCAGCCTGCCGCAGCCGAGCCATCGGTGTGTCAGCGATGCCTGGCGGAAGCGCGGGCGGCAGCTTGTTGGCGTATAGGTAGAGGATGGCGTTGACCGCCAGCCCGATCAGGAATGCGTGCCAGATGTTCGACCAGGCCAGGGCGCCCGCCTTGTTCTCGGTGGTGTCCTTGACCAGGACGACGATAGTAGCGATGGCACCGTTCCACGACTGGGCAAACAGGCCGTAGACGTAGTGGATTATCAAACTGGTAAAGGTGTTCATCGCAGGTTACAGTTGGACACTCTCTCGGATGTAGTCAATCCTTCCGAAGAGTGCCTCGATTTCGCGGTTGTACGTTTCGATGATCTCCAGCACGTTGGCTGACTCCGGACAGGAGATGTTGGCCATGGGCTTTACTGGTGCCCTCATGACCGGGGCGAGCTTCTTTTCCAGGTCGCTCAACCGTTCAAAGCACTGCGCAAGCAGGGCACGCTCTCGATCAAGGGACTCTGGTATCAGGTGAGGCTGGGACGTTTCGTGTTTCATTGGGTGTGGGGGTTGGTTCAGAGTGACAGCAGGTAGTCGAGGAAGAAGGATATTTGAGCAGTTGAGCCACCTGCTGAATAAGTGTGCGCTGCGATCTCCACCCGTGCTAGGGTGCCCGAAACACTCTGACTCTTCGGCTGGAGGCCGCCGTCATTGAACGGGACAAGAGCAAGGGGTAGATTGCCCAACCCAAAGTTAGCTGTTAGGTTGTTGCTTCCATCCCGGAGAATTTGCAGCGTGACCGGCAAACCTACCGTGACCAGAGTGTCGTACTCTGCACCTGCACTGGGAGGCGCGCCTGTGCCAAACTTTGAACAGAGACGCATGCAGGTAAAATTAGTGGTACTGAATCTGCCGTAAAGCCGAAAGAGGGCAAGTTGGGTATCATCGGCAGCGGACAGTCGCACTTCCCACCAATAGTCTTCATCAGAGGCCCAGTGGGAGCAGAATGCCGCAAAAGCCAATCGAACATTAAACGCACCCGCTTTGGGAGTGGCTAGGGTGACCCGCACTCGCTGGTCCAGTCCAGCACCCATTGAAACAAGTTTCAGGATGCGGCTGTTGACCACGCTCTTGGAGGAGAAGGCAACCACATCCACGAACGGGGTGACCGATGCACCATTGAACGTGTCAAGCCCGTCGAACGCCGTGGGGTAGTCATCAGTCTGCCCGATCTTCAAGCCTTCGCCGGCCCCGGCAACTCGAAGACCATAAAGCGCCCATGTTGAACCAGCTACAAAGTTGCCCACAGTGGAAGAAAGTGTGAGCCGGTTAATCGCGGCCATAGAAGTCCAATTTGTCGTAATGTCATAGGAGTATTGATCCCCTGAAGTAGAGACGTACCCACCGAGGCCCTTCACGAGTTTCAACTTGTCCGTGCTCGCATAGTCGAAGAAGGTGAACTCCATCCCCGTGAAAGCGCCTGCCGCTGAAGCTGAACCCACGATGCTCGCGCCGTAGGCCAGGTTAGCTGCCGCACCGGCATTCACCTGAGAGTGAAGTGACCACAAGAGTGTGCCAATGTAATTGGCTGCCGTGGTGTCTCCATTCACAACGGCAACTAGAGCCGGACCTCCGCTCGACGATGCCCGCACACTGACAACGAGCTTCAGATGCTGGAAAGTTGCAGGAATGCTCGTGATGTCAATCGATACTTGATCGCTCACGATAGTGCTGCCCGCGATGAGCACCAAGTCACCCCCACCGCCGCCGCCACCACCGCCACCACCGCCACCGCCACCATCTGCACCCGCAGCACCGCGAATATCGACCGCATCAGCAAGTACAGTAGTAAAGCCGGTCGCCCCGACGTAGAGCGGCGCAGTAGGCGCGGTGCCACCACCGCCGGTCCAGCCGACCAGTTGCAACACGCGCCGCTCGTCATCGGTGACAATCGCCAACTCAGGCGTCCAGCCGTTGTCACCAGCACCCCCACCACCGCCACTGTCACCACCGAAAGCGATCCAGTCGCTGTCGCTGCCACCATGCTCGCTGATGCACATGAACGCACCAGCGGGATCAGTCTGTTTGATCACGTCGCCGGGCCAGCAGCCTACGTGTGGGAAGTCTGCGTTGAAACTGTAGCGATGCGCAGCGTCAGCCACGGTGCCCAGGAACTTGCTGCCACTGACCAGCAGATGCTTCAGGAACAGGCGCGTCTGATCCTTGGTGGTGTGCAGCTCATTGGCCAGGATTGGATCGTCTGCACCCAGAGCCTGAAGGGCCTGGCGCTGCTTCTCAGTGCCGGTGATGGGTACGATGGTGTTTGCTGGTGTACGAGTCATCGCAGTAGGTGGATAGGGTTGACGTCAGGCACGGCCTGATTGAGCGCCGCTTTGCGTTCGCCGCAGCCGACGCAGTTCTTCCAATTGGTCTTGAGGACGGCATCAGAAACGATCGCCACCGGCTTGGCCAGCACCTCCACAACGTCACCCAAGCCGAAGGTAGCTTCCGGATGTCTGGGACCGACCATGTCTGGCCGGAGAACGGTGGTGTGCTTGTTCTTCAGAATCATACCCACTCCGTTCGCTCCACGCGCGTTTCCCAGCCCCTCTCGTTGGGCACGTCCACGACCAGATCCACTCCGCCATCCAGGCCCGGTGCCAGAGAATAGGTGTCTGTGAGGTACTCTGCCCAGGCACCAGTCGCTATGCCACTCTCGTCGACTGGCCGGCGTGAGAAGACAACAGAAAGCTCATAATCCCAGAAGGGCAGGAAACTTGTGCCGAAGACGTGCCACTTGAGGTCACGGTAGAAAGCATAGAGTCCTGTAGTGCGCTGCGTCCAAATCGCAGTCTGGGCCACGCAGGTCCCATAAACAATATCATCCCACGCTGCCAGCGTTGCATCTAGGCGAGCCTTGGCAGCCTCATCGGTGTCCTCGTTGTCGAGGGTGTAGGTGATACTGCCGGGGTCCGGTGGGGAAGGCAAGTACACAGTGGCAATCGGGCACGCCCCACCGAAAAGAGCCGCAACCCCAGCCTCGGAAGTAAAGGACCAAACTGTTGCGGTCTTAGTGACAGAAACTCCGGACATGTTCGGTTGAGCCTGCATGTCCAACCTTTCGGAATGATAACCAGTCCCACCAGTCCCACCACCAGTACATGGGGGATTTACTGCCCCATTGAAATTCTTGGTACTAATCAGGGGTTGAGGGGTCGTCCACCCAGTAATGGGATCGACAGTGCGCTCCGACATTTCCGTAATGTAACAGGTAAACCCCTTTCCACCGGGTTCCTCGCCGTGGTGGATACCATAGACATTGCCTGCGGAAACCCTCCATCGCAAAAACTTCCTGACAGGAATGGAACTGATGTAGGGATCGAAACCGACGATTCCGTAGCCACCTCCACGCGTCTTGCACTCAACACTGAGAGCACCACCGGGCAGCCAGCCAGGCATGATGTCACCGTACGTTAACGGCTCACCCGGAGGCAGTGGCGGCACAGGGCCTGGCAGCACGTCACCGCTGTCCTTGTCGCACGCTGGACCCAGGGCAGCACCCACGGCCGCTACACGCACCCTGAACGGCGTGGACGCGGCTGTCAGCTGATAGTAGGGTGCCTGCACATTGCTGGCCAGCAGGGACCAACTGTCGCCGGCGTCGTAGGACACGTACAGGATGTAGGACGTGGCCCCCAGTGTCGGGCGCCAGCTGACGTTCCACTTGGCAGCATTGATCGGGTCGCGCTGAATCTGCACACTGGAACAATCAAGCAGGGGCACGCTGGGCGGTGGATCTGGCGTGCCTCCGTTGTCCACCACCTCTGGCGGAGTGGCTGCGTCCTTGTCGAACACGGCCGGGTTGTCTCCTACACAGGTTACCTCCACCGAGTCATCACCGGCTGGTGCCAGGCCCTGCACGCGGCACAGCTTGCCCCAGGCGGCCGCCTGGCCGAACAGGAACAGGGGTAGCTCGTTGACGTGGTCAAAATGGAAATTGCCGGCGTCGATCAGTGTGCCAGCCACCACATGCGTGGCGTCGTCACCAGCCACCACCGTGTAAGGCCCCAGCACGCTGCCGTCCTTCTTGCGGAAGGCAATCACGTTGGTCACTCCGGGTGTGAACGTCACCGGCTCACTCAACGCCAAGGTGTACCCGTCAATGCCCAGCAGCAGACCGCCCTGGCCCCAGCGCGGCAGGTCGTGGGAGACCGCAATCAGATCGTCGTAGGTGGGAATGTGCCCCTCCAGACCCGTGCTGAAGATGATGTTCTCGCGCAGCTTGCGCCGGCAGGCGCGGATGTACATGCCCTCGCGCCAGGCGCGGGTGCGGTCGGTGCAGCCGGCCAGGGTGATCTTCTCCGGGTTGTCCCCTGCCTCGCCGTCCAGCACACAGAGTACGGTTTCCTGTGCAAAAGTCACTGAGTCGATGTAGGTAATCTCCACCCCGTCGTTGTCCCCCACGGCCGCCGTCTTGATCTGGTACTTGAAGCTACCGTCCACCATGTTCTCCTGATTGAACACGGCCGTCGGCACGGTCTTGAGTATGGTGCGAATGGCCGTGATCCGGCTGCCGTCCAGCATGGGAATGGCCCGTCCCACGCGCAGCGCCGTGGTAGCACCATCCCACAGGGTGATGAGCTGGTCGAACACCCAGTCGAAGTAGATGTGCGCCGCGTCGTAGGCCGCAGCCAGCGTCGTCAGTGTGGGCAGGTCCAGGTACTGGTCTGCCAGCTGTCCGCCGTAGACCGCCCGGAAGATGTTGCAGTCCGCCCAGACTGGATTGCGCGTGGCCGTCGGGACGCTCCAGGTGTGGGTCGTGCCGTTGTAGATGGGTAGCTTGCGCGTGGCGATGACGTTGAACCGAGTCTGCGAGTTGCTGTTCAGATTGTTGGTGGCCTTGGCCTTCATGGCCGCGATGGTCACATTGCCGTAGTTCTTGGTGCTGGGCAGGAACGCCCGCGCCGCCTCCCACCGAATGACGTTGGCCGCCTGGCTGCGCAGATCCTTGGCGTCGCCACGCTGTGCCCGCACCTCGTAGCGCCCACTGGGCACCGTAATCGACAGGGTAAACCGCTGTGGCGTCTGAGTGGCCAGCGTCTTGTCGAAGAAGGCCAGCTCCGTCCAGCTGCCAATGGGCGCCCCGGTGTCGTCCACAGCGCGGTACTGAAACACCGCGTTGCAGGACAGCTGGATCATGTTGTTCTTGCCATCGATGAAGTACAGCCCCTGGGGCAGGGTCACGTCCACCTCCAGCAGAGTGGTAAGCGTGCCGGCCGGATTGACTATGTACCCACCCAGCCAGCCGTAGCCAGTCTCGTTGGTGCCCAGAAGCTCCAGATTGGCCACCTCCACGCTGGTAACCACGTTGTCCGAGAACAGGGTGACTGGTGTGCCTGGCGGGTAGATTTCCACGGTCACCTCGGGGAAACTGCTTATGGGGGTGTCCTCGATTTGCGTGGCCTCAATGTCGAACTCCCCCTGGCCCAGACAAAACAGCTCGTATGCGTACTGCTCGTTGCCGATGTACCGCCCGTAGGGCCGTGCCGCATACGACGGCCACAAACGGCAGCGTCCGTATGGATCCTCAATGGGCGCCCCTAGCTTCATCTGATTCTGCTGCCCCTTCAGATCGTACACCGGGTCCGGGCCACCCAGCTCGCCGGGTATCTTGGGCTTGGGCACCGACAGTGCGATGACCACGCTGGCGATGACCACCACGGCCATGATGATCCAATACAGCAGACCCGGCGCGTTGGGTATCGTGACGAAATTGACTATGTCTGTCCTCTGTAGCCGATGAGTGCTCCAGTTCATGCGCATGAGCGGATTTCCGTTCAGCAGGCAGATGGTGGGCCGCTCAAACTCCACAAATCCGGGGTATTCAAACCGCAGCCACTCGCGGATGGTGATGCCACCTGGGTGCTCGGACACCTTGGTATCCGAGAACGGCTCAAACGGGTTGGAGATCTCAACGATGCGAGCCATGGTGTTGAAAAAAGTTGATTTTGCGATACCCCCGGCCGCGTAGGGCCAGGAGCGACTGTGCAGCAGCATTCTTGTAGTCCGCTGCATGCAGGACCAGGCCCCCGTCCACGTCACCGTAAATTCCTACGTGGTGGTAGACTTCCCGCGTGCTCAGGGCAACGGCACACCCATCCACAGGCGTCGCCAGGGGTCGCCATTCGCCCGACTGGGCGCCCTGGCGCACGGCCTGGTCGATTACGCGGGCAACGATGCCGGCGTCATAGGTGAGCACGTGCGCGTATTCTGGCAGTTCAATGCCCCATTCTGTGCGGTACACCCACCAAAGCAAGCCCCAGCAGTCGAAGGCACGCGGCCCCCGGCCGCCCAGTTGCCAGGGTGCCCCGACGTACTTGGCTATCCAGTGGTGGGGAGCGCTCATTGACCCAGGGAAGGAAAACGCTTCCGGGTGTAGAGCTCGCTCGGGTACGGCCGATTGAGCAGGTTGCCGAAACTGGCCTTGGCGCTTACATCGGTAAGGTGCACTTCCACATCTGACAGACAGAGCACCAGCGGCGGGTTCATCTGCGGAGTGTTTGGATCCGTGCTCAGGTAGGGCCGGAACGTGGCCAGCACTGGCACGTCGGAGTCCTTGACGGTCTCAAAGAAGTCGGACGCCTGGCGATCCACATTGTCCACGCTGATGGACATGGATTGCACCCCATTGTTGCCCGCAGCAGGCAGCGTCAGGTTGAAACTGCACGCCTTGAACAGCTGGTAGCTGCTGTCCTCCAGACGCAGAGTGCGGTCCTGCTGGTCCTTGATCAGGAACAGTGACCCGTCGGGCAGCAGCGGGTGCGAAATCTGGAGCGTCTCCCAGGGCACCACATTGGACGGCGCCGAAGCGTAGGCCTCCTTGATCGCGGCAGTAAGAGCAGTGCTGGGCATTGCAGTCAGTCCTCCGCTGCGCCATGCGTGCGCAGGCGTTTCACTTCCTCACTGAGATTCTTCACCTCGGTGGAAAGCACCGCGACCGCCGTGGTCAGCGCGGCGATGTCCTTTGTCTGGGCCTCAGCCTTCTCGATGCGCGTTGAGGCAGCCAGATCAGTCTCCTTGAGCGCCGTGTAATGGGTCAACTCAGTGTTGATGGCTGTGTCAATTTTTGCATCGTACTTGGACCATGACTTGCCCACGCCGAATACAAAGATGGTGGCGATGGCAATATGCCCGATGTTGATGTGGAAGAAGCCTTGAAACAGTTTCGACATATATGATCTCCTGTAGGGTAACGGCAGAGGTTGTGCTATCGGTTGGGTTAGAAACAAAGTGTTCACGAGGAGAAAAGTGCATCCAACTCAGCTTCGGTGAGCACGCTGCCCACTTCCACCTCCAGAGTCGCGGACACCGTCCAGCGCAGCACGGCGGATCCCTTGGCTGACCATGGTGTGGCAAAACGCGCAGTGTAGGTGGTAAGGCTGGCACCCAGGGCCAGGGGAATCGTAAACCAGTCAGCGCCCTGGGTCAGCTTCCAGTGGTACACAGCCTGGAACACCTTGAACTCGGCATCGCTGAGTTCCCAGGTGCAGGGCACGCTGCGCACGGCGGCCGTAAACCGGCTGCGCTGCCGCACCCGACCGCTGTCCATCTTGGTGCGGATGGTAGAGACGGTCGTGCTGTTGCCGATGTCGGCCGTGGGATTGGGCAGGGAATAGGTGGTCCAGGTGATCATGCGTTGGCGCGGTTAAGACGGTACAGACCTTCCATGGTGCGGGCCAGCTTGGTGCCCCCGGTTTGCAGACCGGAGCTCAGCCGGTCCTCAACTTTCTTCAGCAGCACCTCCACCACCTGGCCGTCGTCGGTGTCACGGGTCTGGGTGCTCACGTCTACACCGGCATTGTTGATGATGTTGATGGTCGTGCCACCGCCGCGCAACAGGGCAGCCGTAGCGGCGCCTCCGGTGACCGTGGCCGGTCCCTGGACCAGCTCAGGGATGCCCGCCTCACCTACGAGACCGTACTTCCCGGCCGGGATCGAGCCGCCCATGGCGTAGGCGCCCGAGTAGTCCTGGGCGCGGATTTGCGCGATGTTGGCCATGCCCCCGGCAATGGCAGCCGCAGCTGCGGCAGCGCCCAGGGCCGGGCCGATGTAGGGAATGCCCGCCAGTGCAGCGTAGGCGCTGGTGGCGCTCTCGTAGGTCTTGATCGTGGCCTGGACAATGGCCGCTGCCTTGGCAATCTTGGCCCCCTTGCTGCCGAACGCGCTGGCCGCCTTGGACAGGTTGCCGAAGAAGTCCGCCGCTGTGGCCAGCGTGGCCTGATTGCGCGCCAGCTCCAGCTGCCGCTGCATGGCGGTGTATCTGGTCTCGAGGGCCACCAGTTTCTTCTGCCGCTCTTCCTCGGTGATGCCCGTGGCGTTCAGAATAAGCTGCTTGCGGAATTCGTAGGCCTCCGCTACCTTCTGATTCTCCTGGTCCAGTTGTGCTCGCAGCTGGTCCACCTTCATCAGGTTGCCACTGGCCACGGCGTCGCGCAGATCCTGCTCCAGCTGGATGGTCTTGTCCAGGCGCTGCGCGCTGGCCGTGTCCATGTCGATGACCAGCTGCTGATTCAGCGCCCGCTCCATGTCCACCTGCTCCTTGCTGCCCGCCTTGGTCATGTTGCGGATGAGCGCCAGGCGCTTGGTGTAGCTGTCCTGGATGGCCTTCTCCTCCAGCTGCAAACTGTTCTTCAGCGCCTCGTACGCGGCCACCTGGGCCTCGGTGGCAGTGTCCGTGCCTCGAGTAATCGGCTCGCCCTTCAGGGGATCCAGCTTGCCGGGGCCTGCCTTGTGCACCGCGTCGTAGGCCGCGCGCAGCTTGTCGGCTGCGGCTGTCTTGTCATTAAAGGACTTGAGCGCCGCGTCGCGCTCGTTCATGATGGCCGTAATCTCCTCGGTGTACGCGTCCGTGGCGTTGCCGATGCTGTCCGTGGTGCTGGTCCAGATGCTCTTCAGCGTGCCGGCGAACGCCGTCTGATCCGCCGTCTGCTTGGCCACATACTCGCCCAGGGCCGCCGTGGCCAGCTGGGGATTCTTGATGGCCTCCACGATCAGGTGCCCGATGTTCTTGGCCGACTCCCAGGCAAAGTTCAGGTACCCCGTGATGGCCGCGTACATGCCCCTGCCCGTGGCCACAGCGTATTCCACCAGCAGCCCCAGCGAAGCTCCAATACCCTTGACGACGGCGGTCACGTTCTCGGGCAGATTCTTGATGGATGACAGCAGGAAGGTAAACGCACTGTCGCCCTCCAGACCGATGAGGTGCATGCCACGCGTCCAAGTATCATGCACAAAGTTGATCGCGTCCACGGCGGCCACACCGAAGGCATCGAACTTGTCGATGATGGCCTGAATGTACCCCTGCAACTGCCCACTGGCCACCATGGTGGTGAGCTCGTGCACGGCGTCCGTGGCCAGGCCAAAGCCCTTCACAATCAAATCACCGATGCCACTCTCACCCACGGCGCGCCACAGACCGCCCCAGGCTTTCTCCAGGTCGTGCATCGCCGTGGCCATGATCTCAATACCGTCCATGCGCCCGCTGGCACCGCCGAAGTTCTGGGTGGCAATCTTCTGCACGTAGGCCTCGATGCTGGCCGCGTCGCCCTTGATCTTCTCGGCGTTGCCCCGGAACACCACGCGCAGGCCGTCACTCTCCTGCATGGCGCGGATGCCCAGCTGATTCAGGGCGCGGTACATGCCCTGCGACGACTGAGCGATGGCGTTCGCCACCGTGCTCACGCTGTTGCCTGTGCCGGCCGCCAGATCGCGGTAGGCCAGCAGCGCGGTGCTGCTGGGATCCAGACCCCGATTGCGCAACAGCACGAACGCCTCCGTCAGATCCTCCACCGGGGCGCGCACCGTCTCCATCTCGCGCAGCCGGGTCACCATCTCCTTGACCAGCTGGTTGGACTGCACACCGCTGGCGGCCACCTTGGCCTGCAAGGCCTGATTCTTCTCCGTGCTGGCGACCACCGCCTCATAGGCCGCGTGCAGCGACAGAGCTGCCCCGGCCAGGCCCGCCAGTTTGACCGCCAGGCTGGCCGCGCCACCCATCAGGCCCTTGGTAGCCGTCTCGGCCTTGCTGGCGGACGCCGTAAGGTTGCCCAGGGCACTATTTGCCGTGGTGACCTTGTCGCTATCCACCTGAACGACCAGGCGTGCTACTTGATCAGTTGTGTCGGACATTGGGATTGGGTTTCCAGTAGATGGCGTCTAGCTGCCGCAGCACCTGCACTTCGGTTCCGGTGGCCTGGCGCCCGGTGAGCTGCGACCAGGCCAGGATCTCCTGATAGCTGAGGGGTGCAGCGCCCTGCTGCAATTCGGTAAACCAACCCCACAGGTATGCCAGCGCGGGCGGCAGCGGAGGCTGCTCCACGAGCTGGACCGGTTTCTTGCCCGTGGCCTTCCAGACGGCCAACAGGTGCTGCTTTAGCGATGTCGAAGAACCTAACGGTGGCGCGGTCAGCTCGAGCTCTGCACGGGTGTACTGGACGAGGAGCTCGAGCTGCTCTTGAAAAAACAGCGCCGGCTCGCGCTGACGCGATCAATCTCGGCGGCGATTTGCGGTGACTCCTTCAGAAATGCCTGCACCGCTTCCGACGTGCAGGCCGCAGGGAACGACCACGCGGCGACCAGGGCCGCAAGCATCACGTACCGCTCTTCCTGGCTGTCCAGTTCAGCGGCCCGGTCCTTGCTGGCCATGGCCTCCAACAGGCGTCGGTTGCTGGCAGCCTCGGCGGCGCGAAATGCGTCGGAGTCGATGCTGCGAATTTGCAGCCATTCCTCGGTGGCTGTGCCGTCGGGCAGCGTCAACGGAAGCTTGATGCCCTCGTTGGCGGCTGCCCGCGTGTGGAACTGCGCTTGGGGGGTTGACATGGGAAGGGGAATCAGACAACGGCCGGAATGCGCGTGATCTGGATCTGGGTGCCCGAGGTGGGGTCGAACAGCGCCTGGAAGGGCATGGCCAGAGTGATCGGTCCAACGCCCTTCACGTCCGGCTGGCCACCCGTGAACTTGACACGTGGCAGCAGGATCTCGTACGTGTTGCCGGCGGAGCCGTCGCCCAGTGTGAACTTGATGGGCACCTCGTCCTCGTTGAGGAACTGGTTGATCATGGTGGCGTTCTCGAAGTAGAACGTCGCCTGGCCGGTCAGGTTGCTCCGGCCGATGCTGGGTTCAATGGTCTCGGCGCTCCCCACCACAAAGCGTGGCAGAATGCCGTTCTCCAGCGTGATGGCCAGCTCGGTGGCCACGCCGTTTGGCACCTCGTCCACCAGCACGGCGCCGCTGAACGCGTCCATGGGCGCATGGGTGTCGGCGGCCGGGTACGTGGCGCCGGCCGGCGCGGTGTCACCCGCAATCATGCTCTGGCCCACCACACCGAAGCCCAGCTCCACGATGGCGCCTGGGGTGACCTTGAGGTCCACCTTGGTCACTTCCACGCCGGCAAACAGGTGATAGCGGCCGGTGACGATGTCGGAGAAATCACGCAGCACGCTGAACGAGCGCCGCGTGGTGCCCGCCTTGAGCACGGTCTTGGGACCGGTCTTGGTGATGGTGATCGATTCGCTGGCCGCTTCCGTGGTGAGCGTCACCCCGCTGATCACGATCTTGCTGGCCGTGCGTGTCACGACGGTCGCCGTGCCGTTGTTGCCCGGATTGGTGATGAATCCGGCGATGCTGATGGTGTCCCCGGTCGAAAGCGCCGGGAACCCGGCCCCGCTGTCGTTGAGGCTGTTGTCCGTGCTGGACGCGCTGATGGTGGCTGCCGCATAGGTAACCAGCGCCGCAACGGCCCAGGTGCCGCACAGCGCGGCCTCCAGTATGGCGTCAAAGGCAGCAAAGCACAGCTCGGCGCCAATGTCGCCGCCGACCTGCTTGGTGCCGTGCCGGAAGTCCTGGATCTGACGATCGGCCCGAATTTCCTCGGACACGACGCTGCTCTTGGCCAGGGCCAGGGTGCAGCTCTTGTGCCGAAACTTGGTGAGAGCGGGGGTCGCCGGCGTGGTGCCGTAGGTGGTCTCCGCGACGAAATGCAGATTATGTCTTGAGCTGTCGGCCATGGTAGTATTGGGTTATGCGCTGCGCTTGATTTGGGAATAGAACATGATGGTTACACTGATCCGGTAAAAGTTGTTCACCTGACGGCCCTGGCTGGGCACGCACGAACTGACGCGCACCACGGCGTCGCTGCTGTACCAGCGGCTGCCCGCGTAGAAGCGGGCGCGCAGGGCGTCCACCAGCACCATGGCAGCGGCCTCGCCCTCGCCCTCGGGAGTGTTAACGTCCACCTGGAGGAAACCGCTCACCTCGTCCAGACCCTGGGCACCCAGTGACGCTGGCACCACATGCGCCGGGACAAAGGACACCTTGAGCCAGGTGGCACCCTCGGGCGGCTCAAAGATCATGTTGGGCAACGCCACCACCGTGGAGCTGACAAAGGCACCGTCCATCACGGCCTGCACCAGTGCCGCGCGCACATCGGAAACAAACTGATGATTAGTAGTGCCCATTAGGCAGCGATCTCCGCTTTGATCAGACCGTTAAACCGCACCACGTTCTTGCGCACCATGCCCTCGGGCTGCTTAGTATGACTCCAGCCATCGTACTCAATGCGTGCCGCATACGGCAGATTGTTGGTGAGGAACATGGCCACGTCGCCTCCTTTGCTCTTCTCTACTACCTGATTCATCATAGCCACGGTGGGACCGCCGTTGGGATCGACGCTGTCCAACGCGTCCAGCACGGGAGTGCCCTCGCTGCATTGCCAATTACCGCGCAGCCGACCGGTGAGCACCGGGGTGTCCATGATCACGGCGCCGAACAGCTTGAGCACCACACCACGGCGAATTTTCTCAACCTTGGCCATGGTGCCCTGGCCGAAGGATGCGACCTGCGCGGAGAATGTGCCCACGTTGCTCATCCTTTTTGCACGCTACAGGTATAGAGCACCGGCACGCCGGCCGGCGCGATTGGCGTAACCCCGATGACGCTGGCCGGACCACCGTCCACGGCAATGTCATCCCCGACGGCGGGGCGCGCACCGTTGGCTGCCACCAGCACGGTGGCCAGCTTGCCCCAGATTAGAGCGTCACTGAATTTCTCGTCCCGGGCGCCGCTGTATGGCAGCACGGCCGCGATCACGGTGTAGGGTGTCTCCACCTTGGTCACGGTGCCGGCTGCTGCACTGGCCACGGTGTTGGCCTTCTTGGTGAGCGTGGTGGGTGCCCCGTACTGCTGCAACAGACGGACGGCGGTGGCTGCGGCTGAGGAATAGTCAAACACGGATGGTAGAAAGCGGTCCCGTCTGACGCATCAGCGGCTGGAGCATGTCCAGCACCTTGGTGAGCACCGGGCGTACGGCCGCCGTGCCCCGTTTGGCGTACGTGGTGGAGAGCGGCCCGATGGTTTCACTTAACACCTCGCGGCCGGTGCCCGTGGCCTGGGGATCGGCAGTTTGCAGGTCGAACGCGGCCTGGCACTGCGCCTGCCGCAGCCGGGTGGGAATCAGGGCATCGTCAATGCTGGTGGCATTCCCGAACAGGAAGACCAGCGACCGGGGCCACGCCAGGGCCTGGGTGCCGGGCGTGGTGCGCACGCCCTTGTACTGGCTCTCCAGGCTTTCCAGGTAGTCACAGGCGCGAACCAGTAGCACCTCCACGGCCGCATCGTCCACTGGCAGCACCAGGCCTCGCTCGGCAGCATAGGCCCGCGCGTCTTCCACCGACGCGTAGGAAATTGCACCCGCAACACCAGTACCGTCTTCAACAATTAAGCTCATAGTATGGGAAGAGTTCGCTGCTGTGTTGCGGGAGTTGGCTCGTCAGGTGACGAGAGTGAGCTGGTGCTTGTACCACGTGTCCACGGCGCCCGTGTTGGCCGCGTCGTCACTCACGTTGATGTAGACCCAGCCACCGTAGACCACGCACTCCCACGGCTCGCCGTCGGTGCCGTCCACTCCGCTGGTCATGGGCGCGTCGGCCACGGCCGCGCAGGCACCCGTGCCGTTGTCGCCGCCCGCATTGGCCACGGTGACCAGGGCAGCCGCTGCCGCACTGGCCTCAATGGCCGTCTTCACCTGGGCGGCCGTGCTGGTGGCGGCCGATGCCACACCTGGCGTGCTGTTGGCACTGTTGGCCGCAGCCGTGACGCCGAGACCGGCCGCGATGGCCAGATTCTCAGTGACGTCGTTGGCCGCTGCCTGGGCCGCCTTGCGTGTCATGACGATGGTGGCCGCGTTGCCCACAAAGGTCCACAGCGCACCCAACACCGGGTCCGCCGTGAGCGCCGCAGCGATGGCCGCAGCCACCTTGGTGGCGGTGTCCATGGTGGTGTCCAGGGCCACCTGCACCGCAGCCGGCGAAACCAGGAGAGCGCTGGTGACTGTGACTGCCAGGTTGCCGTTGGACGTGGCACCAGCTGCGGCCGTGACCGTGGCCGTCTCCACCTGCACGGTGCCCGGCCCGGTGGCCAGATTGACCGTGATCACCTTGCCCACGACTCCGACGGAGAGCGCGGCGCTGGGCGTAAGCGGTGTGGCATAGGCCACGTGGATACCGTTACCGTAGGCGCCCTTGCGCTTGGCGGTGTACGTCATGCTGTTGTTGGCTCCGGCTGGGTCGACCGTGAGCGTGGCCACCACGGCGTTGGTGGGTGCAGCCGCTGCCGCATGGGGCAGCAACGTGCCGAGGAGGGCGTTGACGCCCAGGTAGCCAGACTTCTGGCGGGAGAGAAAGGTGCGAGACATGGGATGTATTGAGAGTTACAATCGTTGGCAGGTAGTGTTAGAGAAGGGCCTCGTCCGCAGCGGCCGGCGCTGGCGGTTCCTGGGTGGCAGACCTGGGCTGCTCCACGGGTTGCTCGGCAACCATGCCGAGCTGACGACGCGCCTCCGCCATGGGAATACCACGGCACAGGAGATTGACGAGCGCGAGAGGCGCCTGGGCGGGTACCTCGGATTTGGACTGTTGGATGGGAGCTGGCATGATGTGAATTAAGCAGGTTGTTGTGCTGCTTGTGTGAGCCGTGGACTATTATTCCCTCGGCTCGGCTTGCGGATGCTGCGGCTCCGACGCCGGATGCTGCGGCTCTTGCTTGGGCTGCCTGGGTTCTTGCTTCGGCTCTTGCTTGGGCTGCCTGGGTTCTTGCTTCGGCTCTTGCTTGGGCTGCGGATTATTATGCGTATTCATTTGACTTTTATACCTTTCCTTTGGTTACCTAACACAGAGGGCCAGGGCGTTGCCGGCAGCACCAGCCTTGCCGGGCGCCCCAGCCCCCAAGATCTCACATACACACTACTGGAGCGCGCGGTGCTGGCCTAGTCGTTGACCTTGAGGAAGGCCACCGGGATGTTCTTGCGCTGCCACACTCGGTTCCAGTTGACGGCCAACTTGAGGTCGGCGTAGCTGGCGAAGCGGCAGCTGGCCGCACCACCCGTGAGCGTGTTGCTCTGGAACGCGAACCCGTACGGATGCCACACGTTGTTGACCCGGCTGTAGATCTCCGTCTGCCCGCCACCGTTGCCGGCGCTGGGCTTGCGGAACAGCTCGCTGGGTTGGAGCACCTGGCCGTTCGCGGTGCCGATGGCGGCGCCGCCGAACATGATCGCCGTGTACGTGATCCGGTTGCTGCCGGCGACGGCGGGCAACGAGTCATCCACGATGATGCGCTTGGTCATGTACGTCTCGAACATGATGTTGTTGTCGCTGTCGCGCACGTACTGGATCAGGTTCTGCTTCTGCAACCGGGCGTGGATCGCGCTGTGCATGGCGATGGTCGTGAGAGCGTCCGCATGGTCACCCATGGTCTGGAGACCGTCAATGACGCGCTCGCCGCCAATGCGCTGGGCATCGGCCACAGTCGAGCTGTCATCCGTGGCCACGTTGACCACCATGTCGCCGCCGTCGTTGGCGATGTTGTCCGCCATGATGCCGAGCAAACTGCAAATGATGCGCTGCTCGTCGTCCGTGGCCCAGAACGCGCCGATGCGGCCCGTGATGGCACCCACCGGATCCTGCAACGCCAGCTCGCGCGCCAGGTCCATGGTGCTCCAGCTCTTGTTGCGCGCGGCGCTGCGGAACTTTTGCAGCTCACTGCTGATCTTGTCCGTGGTGCTGAGCACCGTGGGATCGTCGCTGGAGTAATTCGGCTCCCCCACCGTGAGGGGCGCGAAGTTGGTGAGCTCACCCAGGTGACCGCCCTGGGCGATCTGGGCCTGGATCTGGCCATCCGCAACGGCGACTCCGCTGTTGAGGAAACGGTTGAGTTGGGTCTGCGCCTCCTGGGCACGACGCCCGAAGGTAAGCGGGTTATAGATATCGGCGATTTGTACGACTGACATGGTAGTAGTGGGTTATGAGTTGGGAACAGTTTGAGATCTTGATTTCGCGCTCTCCCCAGGGTGCCGCCTACTTGGCCTCGGCTGCTACCATCTGCTGGTACACCTCGGGGTTTTCGTTGGCGAACTTGGCCTCCTCCGTGGCGGTCATTTCCGACAACTTCTTGACGCCACTGGCGCCCTTCCGGCCTCCGCCGGCACCGCCACCGGAAGCCCTTGATCCAACAATGATGCTCGAAAACTTGGTATTTGACAAGAATTCTTTTTGCAACCCCTCTGGTGTCAGGTCCGTGGCGCTGCCGTCAGCGGCCAGCACCTTGGTCACCGCTTTGCCGTCCGCAATGTCGGCCTGGAGCCGGCGCGCGACGTGAGGCAGCAGGATCTCGGCGTTGTCGCCGGCCAGCTCCGTGGCAATGCGCAGGGCCACGCTGTCCACCATCTGGGCCTTGAGCGCCGCCTGGGTGCTGGTGAGCTGGTCGGTGAGCTCCTTCTCGCGCTTGGCCAGCTGGGCCTTGAGCTTCGCCTCAGCGGCGGCCACCTTGTCGTCGCCGGACTTGCCCTTGTTCTGGAGCTCTTCCAGCTGCCCCTGGAGCTCTTCCAGCTGCTCCTGGAGTTTCTTGGTTGCGTCTTCGGCCTTTTTGCGCGCCTCCTTCTCGTGCTCCTTGGCACGCTTGAGGGCGCCCGTGTCTTCGGCGCCGTCCACCTCGAGAACGTACGTGCCCTCCTCGGTGTCGGACTCTTTGTACTCGCCCTTGATGTGCTCACTGAGCTTATCGTAGGCCTTCTTGTCGAGCTTTGCTTTCAGTGCCATGGTAGGAACTTCCTATCTTCTATGTGGGGGTTGGGTTGATGACCGGTCACAGACCGGCCGAAAAATTAGTCTCCTGGCGGGATGTACTCGTCCAGGCCCGCCTGGGCAAATGCGGCCGGCTCCTTGGCGGCCATCTGGTCCAGCGTCATGGGCTGGAAGTTGCGGTCCAGGCTGAGCGACTTGAACTCGTCCGCCGTAAGGCCTCCGTCCCGAAACAGCGTGCCGCGCGCTGCGCCCAGGGCCTCGTCCTGGAATGCGGCCGGCTGGTCGCTGAGCCACTCGTAGTAGCTTTGGTCCGCCGGCACCGGGCCGCTGGCACTTGAGCGCGTGGCGCCCTCGTCCAGGAAGTCCAGCTCCTTGGGCAGCTTGGCGATGGTGGTGCTGCGGCAGCCGATGTGCAGTGGGGGCCACGGTCCTGAGTCCAGGGGAAATTTCTCACCGTCCAGGGCGCGGCACTCCGTGGTCGTGTGGCTGTCCATGGTGCTCACCCAGATGCGCCCCTCCACGATGTCCGTGTTGGCCTGCCACAGCGCGCCGCGCGCCTGCTGGGCCACCTGCTGCACGGCGGTGCGCGCGACGGCCTCCGCCTGGCGCCGACTGGCCGCGACCAGGCCGTCCTTGTAGTTGGCGCCGGCTGTGCCTCGGATCTCCTGCGCCAGTTGCCCAATGGTGCGCCCCTCGCCCCAGGCGCGCGTAACCGCAGCGTCCACGCCGGCAATCTGCTTGGTGCCCCAGGTGTCAATGAACGGCTCCAGCAGCTGCCCAGTGGCGCTGAGAGGCTGCTCCAGCGCCAACTTATACGCGTCATTAGCAGTTACACTACTAAGTCCCCAGTCCAGCCCAGCGGTCTTGATGGCAGCCTCCAGGGTGCGTGCCTCAAACCCCACCTCGTAGCCGGCAAGGCCCTTCAGATCGCCCAGCAGCAACTTCTTCGCCTCCGTAATCTGCTGCGCCTGCGCGCGCTCCAACTGACCCAGCACGCGCTGCAACTGCGCGCGGCTGAGCGCGTCCAGCGTGTCCACGTGCAGGCTGTAGATGACGTCCCGAATGGACTTCTCCAACTGGGGCAGCACACGCACAAAGTCGCCGGCCGTCTGCGTCTTCAGGCGCTCCAGGAACACCTGATGTCGCGTGGCTACGGTGCTGAGGGCGAGCTTGCTCACTTAGCAGGTGGCGGTGGTGGTGGTGGTGGCGTGCCTGTGCCTGGCTGCTTGGCGCCGGGCGGAGTGCCACCCTGTTGCTGCTGGTCCATCTTCTGCTTGGCCGTGAGCGGCGCCCCCGTCGTCGGGTCGGTGCCCGCCAGCGCGGCGCCGAACGCCGTGATGGGCTTGGTGAGCATCTCCTGCTCGCGCAGCTGCTGCCACTCCTCGAAGGTCTTCCAGGCGATGCCCGTGCGCGTGAGCGACGAACGCATCTCCTCGTCTGTAATGGCGCCGGCCTGCCACTCGGCGATGAGCTGCGCCTGCGCCAGGGCGTCCAGCTGGTTGACACTGAAGTCGGTGTTCAGGTCGTACGTCAAATTGTCGTCCGGCTTGCCGTCGCCTCCGCCCAGGAACATGAGCGCCCAGGCCAGCGCGGCCTCGTACGCGTCGCTCACATTGCAGGCCACGGTGCACAGCACGCACTGCTCACTGGCGTTCTCCATGCTGGCCTCCTTGGCGGTGCGCTGCACCTTCTGCTGCTCCACCAGCTTGGCACCCAGGGCGCGCATCTGCGCCTCCTTGTCCATCATGGCCTCGTGCGGCATGGTGTTCTCACCCACCTGGAGCAGCGTGGCGCTGGCGTTCTCGGGCAGCATCACGGCCGCCCGGCTGCCCAGCTGCACGGTGCCCTTGAGCACGTCCTTGACCCAGCCCTCCGTCAGGCCTGCCAGGCACGGCGTGGCCTGCCCCACGATGTAGCACATTTCCTCGTAGTCGGCGCTGTTGCGGAAGTGTGCAATGTTCAGCGCCGCCATGTCATACAGAGGAGGCAGATCGGGTGACGAATCGTTGTTGACGCTGCCGATGAAGGTGAACGGGATGAAGTTCAGCCGCTTGCCATCGCCGCCCGTGGGTTCAAAGTAGCTCTCGCCCGCGCCCTCGGTGCCGGGCAGTGGTTTGAGGATGAACTCCTGGTCGTTGTTGGGATCCTTGATCCACTCCTCCTGCACATATAGACCATCCTCGTCCAGGCGCAGGACGCGCCACTGCGGGGCGAACTCCTGCTGGTAGCCATCGTCATCCGTGACGTAGTCCTCGCTGATGACCACCAGTGCCAGCTTGACCACACCACCCACCGTGACCGTACGCCAGTTGATGACGTCCCACGGCTCCATCAGGATGACGCTCGGGCGGATGTCCCCCGCCTCCAGTTGCGCCTTGGTGGCTGCCTGGGGCGCAACTGGGTAGTCCACAAACAGACCTGCGCGCCCGTGTGCCAACACCAAGGACAACGTCTTCTGCACCTGCTGCTGCAAGCTGTTGCCGGCGCCGTCCACATCCTTCACAATGGGATCCAGCAGCGTGGGCATCTTGCTCTCCGGCTCCTGCTGCATCACCTGCCCCACGAGACCCGCCAGCGTGCGTCCCGTGACGTTGTAGAACACGGCGCGCAACAGATACTGGTCGTAGCGGCTGCGGTTCTCCAGACTCAGATCCATGACGTTGGGTCGGGGCAGATACAGATCGCCGCGCTTCTTCACCTGCCGTTCGCCGGCCAGGCAGTCACGGATCAAGTCCCAGCGTGGCTTCAGGTCAGTGAACTCCGGACGGATGTAGCCAACATTGGGACCGCGCCGGGTGCCCTTGCTCATGGAAGTTGCTGGGGCGTTGACTTGCTGGTCGGGGGTTGCCATAGTGATGTGAAATTACGGACGACGTGGGAACGCACTGTTACGAAAATCACCTTGTCCGCGTGCCGCAATAGCTTTCCTCAGATAGTCATCCATGGTGCGCGTGGCCAGATCTATTTTGCCAGACTCCTCCAGCATCTTCAGCGCCGCCTGGAGCTTGCCTAGTGGATGCGTAGCCAGCCGTGCCATGGCCTTGGCCGTCGTGTTGTGCGTATTCAGAAAGTCGTGCACACTGGCGCTCGCTGTGGCCTCTTGTCCGATGGACACGGGCGCCGTGGGTGCTGGCACCGGGCGCATCCCGGCCGCGTAGGCGCTGGGCGGCAGCCCCTGGGCGCCCGTGGTGCTGCCACCACTGGTCCACATTCCCTTGTCATCGCGAGGTTGGTCGTCGTTGAATGGCATAGGAGAAGAGGAGTTAATTGGCTGTCGGCAGAACCCGCTCCTGCCCGATTGTTCCGCAAAAGGCAAGAACTAAGTTGGCCACCGCACTGGGACGGCCATAGCGTAGCGCTTCCTGTCCGCCAGGCAGCGGTAGCGCACCTCGTCGTACAGGTGGTCCTCACTGCCACTGTCCACGTCCTCAGGGTCGCGTGGATCGCGCGGGAGCACGGGCAGTGTGGCGAAGGCGACGGTGCAATTCGTGCAGAAAAACAGCCCTGGGCCCTCGCCTGTGTGACTGCTCGTCAGGCGATCACGCACCAACTGCAGGCCCACCTTGCGGCTGCCAGGCGACTTGTCCGACGGCGTCCAGGCCACACCTTCCTTGCGCATCTTCTTGGCGATGCTATCACTCTCGTCATCCTCGACGGACTCGATGGCATTATCCGCCGGACCGGGGCGCACATCGCCAGCGATCCAGCCCTTCATGCGCAGCAGCTCCTCCTCTGCCTTGACACCCCGAGCCACAGCCGTGCTCCCCAGGCGCACACCCACGTTGGTGCCCACCTCGGGACTGCCATACCACTCGTGAATGCGCACCAACGTGCCCTTGGGTGGGCACCACTTGGTGCCATCGGGCCACGTGGCCTCTGTGCCATCTGCCTCTGCCCACCAGCCCACACTGAACGGTGCCGCACTGCCCCAGTCCAGACTGCGGTCCAGACGCCATCCGGCGGGCACCTTGAATCTGGGCACGCGCAATTTCTCCGTCCATAGATCATCCAGTGCGCCGCCGGCGACGATGTTCCAGTCGCCCTCCTTGAGAGCGCGCACCAGCTCAGGACTGCCCAGACCATCCAGGCGTTCCAGGTAGCCAGGGTCGTTGTCCATGAGCGTGGGATTGTCCTGAATGCGCGCTGGGATGAACTGCCGCAGCATACCACCCTCGCCCTTGGGTTGCAGACGTACATCCATGGGCGCGGCGCCGTTCACGAACATGCGACGCACGAACGTGTGCCCAATGCCACCCGGATTACTGCCATTCAGCACCCGAGGAAACAGCCCGGCATACTTGGGCGGGATCTTCAGACTGCCCAGGCGGCACCGACCACGCAGGAAGCGATAGATCTTCTCAGTGAAGTGGGTGAGCTCGTCGACGAGCAGTACGTGGATCTCAGCACCCTGGTACTTGAACATGTCCTTCTCGTACTGGCAGTGGCACATCCAGATGCGTGCCCCGTTCCAGAATTGCAGGAAGTTCTTCCCTCCGTTGTAGGTCACCAGTCCACTGTTGAGCCAGGGCGCCAGCAACTCAGGAAAACTGCCCGGCCCGGCCATGTGATTCTTGAACAGATCGTCACTGATGCGCCGAAACAGATATGCCTGCAATCCTGGGATCTCGCTGCACCACACGATGCTCGCGGCGCGCATGAGATGACTCTTGCCTCCGCCGGCCGCGCCACCGTACAAGATCTCCGTGGCACGACTGGTGAATGCCTGACTCTGCCGTGGATGCAGCACGATGTTGACCTGGCTGTCCGTGAGCGTGCTCATGTGCGGCGAGCAATTCGCTCCGCTTCCTCCACCAGTTCACGGCAGTCTGCTGCATGATGCACGACGATGGGTGCGGGGTAACGGGCACCACTCTCTGGATCAGCATACTCAACGCGCGGCGCGCACCAGCAACCCGTGCCACGTGGCACGTGCACTCGCTCATCATCCCGTGGCACAACATGGCGGAAGGGATCCTGCCAGCATGGTCTCAGGACTTCCCAACCCGTGCCCGGCCAACGACGGTCAGTTGCTGCCGACATGTCCTGAAGGTGCATGCGTTGCCGGTGCACTCAGAAACAAGGTGACCACGCCCGCCGTGGGGCCTGCCATGGTGGTAATGACGATGCCGGGGAAGTTGAGCTTCAGCTTGTCCGCGTAGCGCTGTGCCTTGCCCGGAGTGCTGTCTGTAATCATGCTCACACGCAGACCTTGCCGCATGCACTGCGCGCCGACGACCATGATGCGTTCGTCTTCGGTGAGTCTGGACAAGTTGATGACTGCCTGGGGAGGACCACTCATAGGAGTTGTGCTGGTGTTGGGGTTACGTTGATGGTGGGTCGCTCTGCAGCAGGCACGCCGTTTAAAGTGATGTTGATGGTGGGTGCTTGCTTACTGGCATCCTTACCATCGCCCAACTCCATGCCACCCAGACGCGCCAACTGCGCAATAGCATTGATGCGATCGCTGGCCTTGCCTGCGGTGCATGCCTCACGCTTGAGCATCTGGAGAATCTCGGCACGTGTGATTACGGCCTCGGGTGGCATGCAATCAAGCAGATCACGCACCATCATGATGAAGATGGGATCACGCTCTGCTGTGCGTATTAGATCCCAATCGACGCCGGCCCGTGCACATGCACGCACCAGATCAAAGTCCACCAGGTACTCCTGTGCCAGTTTGGCTAGGCGGATGTGGCGCCGACGCTGACTGGCAGGCAGGTCGATAAGCTCTTCAGGATCGACTGGGCAGTAGAAGGGTTGCTGCCTCAGTGCCAGTGCGCCCTCCGGCGTCATCGGCTCCGGCCCGCCATCTCCCAGGTTACGCAGGTCCAGGGAAGTGAGAATGTTGTCGTGGCTCATAAAAGCCTCCTATGGTTCCAGACGCGCTGCCTGGCAAGACGAATCTTTCGGCGCACACCACGTACCTCCATGATGTAGCGTTGCACCATCACCAGGAACGCAGGATCTCGCAGCGCATGCAACAAGGCCAACTCCAGTACGGCCTTGCGCGGCGCATCTGAGCCTTGCGCGAGCGCGTCCGCCATCCGTACCAGATCGTCCGTGAGCCGCATCGTCACGCAGCGATGCTTCCGGACACGTCGACCAGGCCATGTTGTTAAGGAGGGTTCCACGCTAAAAGATAATCCTTAATTTGGGAGTAGTCCCAAACACAAGCTCAAAAGCGACTGAACAGCCCAAAGCCGGACCGAATCCGGACCGACGGACCGGACCGGATGCTTCTTCTTATTCTCTTCCCCCCGGCTACAGAAATTCATCATGTTACTCCTCGCCCGCGCTCTTTAAAGGTTCGTCCCAATCGGTCCATCGGTCCCTGTCGAGGTGAAACCTGTGGGACCGATTAATTTAATCGGTCCAGGACCTTAATCAGTTGTTGGCTCGAATGAGATGCATAAGATTTGCGAATGTCACACCGATTTAGCTTGCCTTCCTCTGCACGCTGCGGCAGCCATGTGCTTCCCGTGTTCAGCTTATGATATTCGCCCCAGCGTTCTTCGGCGGCGACGCGTCCGATCTCGGTCACGTTCGCCAGCTGCCCCAGGCCACATTCCGTGCCCTCGTCGACGAGGTGCTCAACATGGCCGTGCCCCTCAACGTGACACGTGCCCAATACGCAGCCATGGACAAGGCCACCCGCCAGCGCGCCAAGCGCGTGCCCTACGTGGTGCCATGCACGTTCGCGCAGAGCCCAAGTCCCCGGCTGTTGGAGCTGGCCCAGGTGGTCACGCTGCTGTGTCTGGACGTAGACGACGCACACCAGGCCGCGCCGTTCGTTTCCAGTCCGGAGACTGTGGCTGGCCAGCTGGCACCGTTCAACTTCGCCGTGCACACGACGGCGTCCAGCACACCCACGGCGCCCCGCGTCCGTGTGCTTGTGGAGGCGGCCGGGCTGCCCCTGGACTGTTACACGGCGGCGCTCCTCGACATAGCACGCCGTCTGGGCCTGCCCGCGATTACGCGCGAGAGCCGCGTCGTGGTGCAGCCCATGTACCTGCCAACACTCTTCAAGGGCGACGAGGGCCATCCGCTGGTGTGGGCCACCACGGACGGTCGTGCATACGCAGCGGCGGATCTCACTGCGATGGACATGCTCTACGGAGACGTGCCCACCACGCCAACACCAGATGCATCTGGCACAGACGACGACCTGGACTTCCTGCGCACCGTGGTGGACGAGGTCACGCTGGCCGATGCAGCCAGCGCCCTCGCAGCGCTGGACCCCGACTGCGCCTATGGCGAGTGGCTGGACGTGGCCGCTGCCCTGCGCCACCAGTTCCCTAACGATCCCGACGCGGACCGCGCGTACGCCCTGTTTGACGAGTGGTCCAGCGGAGGCCAGAAGTACGTCGGCCCCGAGGACACGGCGGCCAAGTGGCGCAGCCTGCGCCCGCAGCCACGCGGCCGGGCGCCCGTCACTATCCGCAGCGTGCTGGCCCGTGCCAAGGCGGCCGGCTGGAATTCGGGCACCACACAGGAGCGCCTGTTCGCCAGCGTGCGCGATCGGATCCGTGCCTACCCGGACCTGAGCATCGAACGTCTCATGCACGAGGGCATCGACTGGATCGCAGCCACACCCTTGCTCACCAAGAGCGAGGAGGAGGCCCTGCTGCAGGAAGTGATCCGCCGTCTGCGCCAGGAGGACATTAAGGCCAGCCTAGCGTCACTGCGTAAGGATCTGCGTGCCCACAAGCAGCGTGCCAGCCAGCAAAAGGAGCACAAGGAGCGCGTCCCCACGTGGGCCAAGGGCATGTGCTACGTGGGCCATGTGAACCAGTTTTTCCGCCCGGCTACGGGCGAACAGCTTAGTCCTGAGGCGTTGGACCGCGCGTACGGCAATAGGCTGCTGCCCAGTGAGGAGCAGCTGAAGGAGGCGGGTGATGCATCGCTGAACACGAGGAGTCGACCCGTCGTCGCGCCTCAGGACTATCTTTTGAACCATGTGCAGGTGCCCGTTGTGTACGACTACCTGTACGATCCCAGCCAACCCAACGATGCATTTCTGCATCAGGACGGCAAAGCCTATGCCAATACATACGTACGCAATTATCCTGAGCCGGCTCCGGAGGAGGCAGCGGAGGCGGGTCGGCTGTTTCAGGCGCATCTGGATCTGCTCATTGAGGACGCCGGGTATCGCGCGACGCTGCTGCACTGGATAGCTCACGTGGTGCAGCGCCCCGGCGTCAAGATCCGCTGGGCCGTGCTACTGCAGGGCGCGGAAGGGTGCGGCAAGACATTCTTCGCCGAGGCACTGGCGGCCGTCCTCGGTCCCGGACATGTGCGCCCCATCGACGGCAACGCGCTGTGTGGCCAGTGGAACGACTGGGCCTACGGCGCCCAGGTAGTCGCGCTCGAGGAGGTGCGTGTGGCAGGGCAGAATCGGCACGAGGTGATGAACACGCTGAAGCCCCTGATCACCAATTCGCCTGTCAACGTGAATCAGCGGTTCCGCGACAGCCGCAGCGTGCCGAACCACACCAACTACATCCTGTTCACCAACCACCACGACGCGCTGCCCGTGACGGGCAACGACCGGCGGTACTTTGTGCTCAAGGCCCGATTCCAGGCCCGTGACCAGGTGGAGCTGCTGGGCCCAGGATACTTTACGCCCCTGTTCGCCATGCTGCGTGACCTGCCAGCTGGCCTGCGCAGCTGGCTGGAGAGCGTGCCGATACCAGACGACTTTCCTACGGACGGCCCGGCGCCGCTCACGTGCTTCATGCAGCAGCTGGTGCAGGACAGCGCGAGTGATCCGCTGGCCATCATGCGTGAGCTGATTGCCGAGGGCGACAATCCGCTGGTCAAGCCCGACGTACTCAGCAGCGCTGTGCTACTGCAGATGATGGAGGGGCGCAGCAGCACGCGCATCAGCGGCCAGTACGTAGCCAGCCTGCTGCGCGACGAGGGTTACGAGCACCTGGGGCGCGTCACTCTGGGCGGCCACAAGCACCACG